AGAGAGAAGGGGTGGCGGAGACGGAGGGATACTCTGCTGTGTGACATTCCGGACGTTGAATCGTAAAGATTATTGGATTTACTCGCCTTTTCGTCTTGCGCGGTCACACATTTTGTCACACATCGCGTCTCGAAATGGCCCGTGTACCCGCTCACCTCATCACCCGAAACGGCGTCTATAACTATCGTCGGCGCGTCCCTGCCGACCTACGCAGCAACCCTGTGTTCAAAGGCCGGGATGTATTTCAGGCGTCCTTGGGCGTGCGGACGCTGAAGGAGGCGCGCAGGGTCGTCCAAGAACTGAGGCTGGATGAGCTATTTGAGAGTCGACACGCCCCTGTGACCGATGTCGAAGGCTGCACGGTCCTCACCCCTTCCCTCCTGACTCACCTCGCCCGAGAACAGTACGAGCGCGGCTTGGAGTCGCTTCACCGCGAGCGCATGGAGGAAACCAACGAACACCGCGAGAGGCTGGACGAGCTGGCAGCTCAGGAACTTGGTGCGCTCAACGACCCCGTCTGGTCGAGCGACGCTCGCGCTCGGTTGCGTCGCGACGCTGATCCCTACCTTCAATCCCGCGCCGAGATCGCCGCCAAAAAGCTAGGCATCGACCACGACGCCGTCGCGGTACGAAAGATTGCCGATGCGCTTTTCGAGGCTGAAGTCAGCCTGACCGGAGCGCGGGTGGAGTTGGCATCGGGGCGCGTCCTTACGACGACACCAGCCTATGCCTCATCGCCATCCGGAACCTCGAACGCCCCGACGCAACGCGAGGCGCATTGGACCTTCAAGCGACTTGCTGAAGCGACAATGCGCCAGCACCCGAAAGGAGAAAGCTGGGAACATAAGGTCAAGGTCGTCGCCGCACTGTTCGACGAATACGTCGGCTCGGCACCGATCTACAAAATCGACCGACGTATGGTCAGAAACTTCGTGAACGACCTTCACCACATGCCCGACCGCATGACGATGCGGTTCCCGAAGATGACCCTGAAAGAAGCAATCGCAGCGAACGAAGCTCGCGAGAAGCCGTACGGTACGATCTCTCCCAACACCGTGCGCGATGGCTACTTCTCAATCCTGCGCTGGGCGTTCGGCCATGCCGTCGAACTTGAGGCAATCCCCCTTAACCCCTGCACCGCGACCAAAATCCGAGGGGCGACCAAGGGCGATGGCCGACGAACCCGAAACCCCTTCAAGGTGGACGAACTCAATGCCTTCTTCCGCCTCCCGATGTTCACAGGCTGCTTGTCGGAAGATCGCCCGAATACCCCCGGCAACTACACTTTCGACAATCACCGTCGATGGGCTCCGCTTGTCATGCTGTTCACTGGCGCACGGCCTAGCGAGATCGCTCAGCTCGCCGTCAGCGACATCAAGGGTGACGCCAAGCACCCTTACATATCGATCCTAACCGAGTACGACCCCAGCGATCCGGACGACGAGCGCGACTTCGTCGTCTCCCACAAAACGGAAAATGCCCGACGCGACATCCCTCTCCACCCGGAGCTGATCAGCCTGGGCTTCCTTCGGTATGTCGCAGATCGTCGGCGTTCCGGAGACGTGCGGCTATTCCCGGAGTGGAAGCTCCCTGCCGCCGGTCGCAAGCTATATTCGTCCGCTTCGTGGATCAGGAACACGAATGAACGCCTGATCCCCAAGATCACTAACCGTCACCCGAGGCCGACCCTCTACAGCTTCCGCCACACATGGAAGACGCAGATGGCGCTCCATCAGGTTCCGGCCCAATATCAGAACCAGATTCTTGGACACGCTCAACAACGCATGGACGATCACTATCTTGGCCGCATGGATATCGAACACACCTACGCTGCTATCAAGAACATTTCTTTCTCTGGACTCGATCTAGACCACCTGAAATCTTACTGACTACACATGCGACATGTGGTAATATTATCACATGTCTATTTCTGCGATGGTGTCTCGATGGCAAAACGGTTCTAGCGGCTTCTTCAACTTCCTCGACGACGTAAAGCCCGTCGTCCGGTCGTCGAAGGGCGGTTTCATTCCCTTCATTCCCGGCCCTCGCGAGCGGGCCGAGATCGTCAAAGCCCTCGACGGCGATTTCTCGACCGTCGTCTTCTCTTGGCCTCGACGGCACGGGAAGACCGCGACGAGCGTGATGATCATACTCTGGCGCTTCCTGACCCGGCGCACAGAAAACATCGCCATCGTCGCCAACTCCGAAAAGCAAGTCGTGGACACGGCCTTCCGGATGTTGCGGGAGGCATTCGACAATACGCCCGCACTCAAACGCCTGACAGATGGCGGCACGATTGAACTCGGCATGGACGTCATCCGCTTCCCGGCCACGTCATCGGTCATTCAAGCCTTCAGCGCGAACCCTTCAGCCCTGTGGGGGAAGAAACTGACGGCGGCGCAGATCAGCGAACTTCACGCCGCCAAAAGCGACGGCGTCATGGAAGCACTGCTAGGCTCGCTTATCGACACCGAAGGGTCGATCCTGCTGATCGACTCCACGGTCGGCCCGATGTCGTCGCCGCTGTACGTTCTCTATCAGGCTCACTTGAAGGGCGACGATCCCAGCCTGTTCTTCTCGCACATCCAGTACGCCGACCTCGATGACGCTTGTGCCAACAGCCCGCCTTGGATCGATCCGAACAAGCTCCGCGCCGCATCACGCCAGATGCTCCCTCAACGCTTCGCGCTGTTCCATTTCAACAGATGGGGCGACGCATCCGGGTTGCTGATAGACGCCGAAACCCTCGCAAAGTGTTCGACGGAGAGCTACCTCCCCGATCCGAAAGCGTTGGCCGCCGGGGCGAGCTACGTCGTCAGCGGCGGTCTGGACCGCGCGTTCGGCGGTTCGAAGCACGGCGACTCCACCATCACGACAGCCGTCGTCATGACCGTCATGGACGACGAGGAACATTACTTCGTCCTCGACTCCGATGTGGTCATGTTCTCGCGCCTCGCGGGGATCAAGGCGAACCTCAAACGCTACCATCGCGACTGGGGAATGACCCGCGTCGGCCTCGAAACCTACGGCGCTCAGGATGTCTATGACTGGACCCAGTCCGAGCCTTTCGCCGAAGGGGCCGAACTGATCACGCCGAGCCGGAAAGCGCAGTATCAGGCGTTCACGCTACTCGCGACCGCCGCCGCCGAAGGCCGCCTTCATATTGACCCGCGCTTCACCCGGCTTCTCGACGAGCTGCGCTTCTTCGAAATCACGGACGACGGGAAAGAGACAGTCGGCAACGAAGCCATTCCCAAATTTGGGCACCCGCGCGGCAAGCACGACGACGCGGTCTATTCGCTCGCCTGGGCGATGTTCGCCACCCGCGAGATCACATTGAACCCCTATGAGCTTCAAGGCGTCCGATGCACGGACGCGGGGCCGACACGGCACATGTGCGCGTTGAACGGCGGCACCGTCGTTCCGCTATGCGCTCGATCATGCCGGTCGATGCGACGGGCTTTCGACCTGTTTGACCAGTACGCCGCGCGTAGCCCTCGCAATAACCTCCCCGTCGAAGCGTTCATCATCGACAAGCTGAAGAACACCGGGAGCCACACTATCGCACGATAAAACATGTTGCGTGAAAGCAACATGTAGTGCTATACTTATGTCCATGTTGGGCTTTAGCGACGAAAGGAAGTCGTTCCTTGATCTTGTAAGAAAATCGGAGACGCGAAAACTTCGCGCCGCCGAGTCTCTGTCGTTCTTCGACGACAAGCAGGACGACACCACGCTCGCCTTGATCCGGCGTCGGTTTGCCAATCCGGAGTCCTTCCGGGTCTTCCACGTCAACATCGTCAAGAAGATCGTCAGCCGTCGCGCCACGGCCTATCAGACGCCGCCTACCCGGACGTTTGAAGGCTGGGACCAAACCGCAGCCTCCACCCTCTACCAGAACGCCAACATCGATGCCGTGATGAAGCGGGCGTCGAAGCTGACCAAGCTCCACAAGACGACCGCCCTACAAGTCGTCTGGACCGATCAGCACGGACTTCAAGTTCGCGTTCTCACGCCGAACATCCTCGACGCCGAATGGATCGACCCCGAGCATCCATCCCGGATCGTCGTCACCCATGTCGCGAGCGACCCGGCCAAGACGGTCTATTCGGATTGGTCTTCAGCGTCCTTCCAGCGCAGGAACTTCAACGGCCATCCGGTCGCCATGCCCGGCAATGCGAACGGCGTGAACCCCTATGGCATCCTCCCGTTCGTCCCGCTGTTCGACAGACTTCCGGATGCCGACTTTTTCCTTCCTGGGGGCGACGACCTCATTGGCGCTCAAAAGGCACTGAACGTCGGCCTGACCAACCTCTGGCGCGCCGTGGAACTGCAAAGCCACGGCCAAGCGGTCGCGAAGGGCCTCCCGATTGGCGATCCTATTTCGACCGGCCCGGACAAAGTGATCCTTCTCCCGAAGGACGGCGAGTTCAACTACGCCGCGCCCAACACTCCGATCCCCGACATCCTCGAGTCGTTGGAGTTTCTGATGCGCTCGACGGCGGCGACGAACGACTGCACCGCCGACGTCCTCGACCTGTCGAAGACCGCCGAGTCTGGCTCTGCCCGAGAAGCGCAGCGCATCGATTTGAAAGAAGCTCGGCTCGACGACATCGCCCTATGGCGCGGCTATGAGCGTCGGTTGTTCGAAGTGATCAAGGCCGTGGTCAACACGCACCGGCCCGGCACCATCCCGGCCAACGCCACCGTTCGCGCCGACTTCGCCGAGCTTCAGGACAATCTCACCGAAGCCGAAGTCCTCGCCAATCTCAAGGAACGCGCCGAGCTGGGCGTGTCATCGCCGGTCGATGCGCTGATGACGCTGAACCCGGACGGCTACGCCACTCGTGAGGACGCCTATCGCGCCCTCCTATCCCGCAAACACGAAACACAGGAGCTGCTGCTCGCCATCTGAAAGGTAGGCACATGACCGACACCACGACGACCCCGCCCGTCGATCTAACCGATGACCTGGCCCGCGTGAAAATCGACCTGAAGTCGCTTCAGGACCAGACCGCCGCGATGCGCGCCGAAGAGGACATCGACGGCCTGATCATCAATCTGACGGCCCTGATCCCGGAAGCTGATCGCGCGTCCCTCCCGAAGGACGGTTCGAACCACAGCCGCGTCTTCGCGCATGTCATCGCTGCTCTGAAAGCGGCGAAGAGCGCACCGGTCCCGACGACCGACACCACGCCTCCCCCGACAACGACTCCCCCCGAAGACCTCTCGGAGCTTCCGGCACATGCCCGGATGGCTCGCGGCTACGGCAACGCCTGATCCGCTCTTCTCCACCCACACTCACCGCTGGCCGCGCCAGCAGAAAGGATTCTCAAGTCGATATTTGAATGCTGACTCAAACCGAATGGAGCAAGCTCAACCCGAACCCCCTGCAATCCGGCGTCGTCGAAATCTTCGCCCGCGAAAACCCGGTCATCGCCCTGATGCCGTTCGCGAACGTCGCCGGTAACGCCTACACCTACAACGTCGAAGACAGCCTGCCCGGCGTCGAGTTCCGTACCTACAACGAGGGCTACGCCGAAAGCACCGGCGTCATCAATCCGGAGACCGAACGCCTGACCATCCTCGGCGGCGACTCCGACTACGACGTGGCGCAGATCGCCCAACAGGTCGGCGACAACGACACCCGCGCCATCTACGACTCCCTGAAGGCGAAGGCTCTCTCGCGCGCGTGGCTGCAAACCTTCTTCGACGGCGACACCGCCGCCAATCCGAAGGCGTTCGACGGCATCAAAAAACGCCTGACCGGCAATCAGGTCATTTCCGCCGGCACCAACGGCGGCGCGCTGACGCTGGCCATGCTCGACGAACTGGTGGACGCTGTTCAGGGTCAGCCTTCGGCGATCTTCGCCCGTAAGTCTGTCATCCGGGCCTATCGAAACGCCCTGCGCACCGCAGGCGGCACGACGCCGGAATCCATCATGATCCCGAACTTCGGTCGCCCGGTCATCGCGCACAACGGCGTCCCGATCCTGCCGATCGAGCTGGACACCCAGGGCAATGAAATCCTGACCGGCGACGAGACGCACGGCACCAACGACAAGACCTGTTCGGCCTTTGCCGTCCGGTTCGACCTCGACGGTCTGCACGGCATTCAAACGGCACCGATCAGCGTCCGCGATCTCGGCGAGGTCGATGACAAGCCCGCCTATCGCACCCGCATGGAATGGTACTCGGGCATCGTCCTGAAGTCCGGTCGATGCGCCGCCCGCCTCAAGGGTCTGACGAACGTCTGACCCTTCACCCGTGGCGTCGCCGGGTTTCTGTTCTCTCCCCGGCGACGAAGGGTGGCTCTGCTTTGGCAGAGGCCAGAGCCACCCCACACACGGCGACCGCGCCCAACACGCGAGACGCAGAAGCGAGGCGGGTCGGGATCGCAGCCCCGGCCCGCTTTTGCCGCCCCAGGAACCTCAAGCATGGACTATTACGACGACGATCTATCCCCCACCGACAGCCTGATCTCTCTTCAGACCGCCGACGCGGTTCTCGCGACGAGCTTGCATGGCCGCGATTGGACCGCCCGCGCCGTCGCCGACAAACAAGCGATCTTCGAAGACCCCGAACGTACCCCGGAGAGGACGGACGACAAAGCCGCCCTCTGTGACGCCAGCACCATCATGGCGTCGCAGCCGTGGAAGGGACGAAAGGCTTCCCCGGATCAGCATCAGGCGTTTCCGCGCATAGGCGTACATCTGGAAACTGGTGCCTCCGTCCACGGCGTCCCGTTGGAGATCCAGCGCGCCACCGCCCTGCTTGCGGCCCACCTGATCAAACGGGCCGACATGCCCCTCTCGCCTGAGCTGATGGTCAGCTACTCCATCGGAGAGACGAGCGGCATTTTCCGCAGCCCGTCGCAGGACGAGCTCCCCCGCCACATCCGCCAACTCATCGCGCCCTTCCTGAACGTCGGTTCGGGCTGGGCTCCGGTGCGCGCGTAGGAGGCGGCGATGATAGCCGACGACCTCTTCGACCAATACCGCGACACCATCGAAGCCGACCTCCTGCACGATCTCCGGAAAGCCTTCGCAAGGGCAGCAGACGATATCGATATCAATGAGTTGATAGCCGCCATTGAAGCGGGAGACGAAGAGGCACTAGCCGTGGCATTGAATCTCGACGAGGGACTTAACACCGGAGCCGACGGCGCGCTGATGGGCCTCTTCTTCTACGGCTTGCTCGGCTCCGTCGTCCTGTCGATGAAGCGTTTCGCCACAAGCCAGCGCTCCCGGGTCAACCCGAGCGTCGAAACGTCGTGGCTCCAGAACGACATCAAGCGGAACATCATCGAGCCGCTCGCCCGTCGTTCATATGAGGCGGTGATGATCGCCTACGAAGAGCTTCAGAAGAGCGACATAGGCGCCCGCCAGAAGGCCGAACAGATCGTCAGGGCGGTTGGATTGGCTCCGGATCAAGCACGGTCCGCAGCACGGTTCGCCCGCGCCCTGAACGAAGCTCTGAACAGCCCTGACAGGACCGTCAAAGGCGACGCTATCACCATTCCGGCGCTAACAGCGCGAGCGATCATCCGCCGCCATGAGGGACACCTGAACGCCGCTCAGAGGTCAGCCCTGAAGAAGGCTTTCACAGGCGAAATGAAAGTGGACGACATAGGCAAGCTGATCATTCGCCACGACCGCGCCCTGGCCGAATACAGGCAATCGGTCATCGCCCGTCAGGAAGCCACGCGGGTCGTCAACGTCGGCGAATACCTGGCCTTCAAACAGGGCAAGGCGAACCGATCCATTCCACGCGATGCGCGCCGGTACTGGAAGACCAGAGGCGACGAACGGGTCCGACATGATCACCGGACGGTCATGGCGATGAACCCGAACGGGATAGACGTTGGAGAGGCATTCAAGACGCCCCTCGGCCCGGTGATGCATCCGCCGCTTGAAGTGAACTGTCGATGCCGCGTGGTGGTCAGAAGGCCATCCGATCCGGCTGAACGCGAATGAACACAGGGATGGCCGCCAATCATTTTGGGACCGGCCACCCATTCCCGCGCCGCTCTCGTCCAGGGCGATCCCGGACAGACGGCCAGAACCCCCGCCCGGAAAGGAGGGCGACCAGATGACGATGACCGACAACCACTTGGATACGGCGGACCTAGCCGCCGTCTTCAATCTAGAAATCGCAGGACGGAAGGTTGATGGCCGCACCGTTGCCGCCCGGTCTTTCCGCGTAATCGCCGGAGACCTGATGGATCAGCTCGCCCGCCAACCGAAACCATCGGAGGCCGTGATGATCCGACAGGCCGCCACCCTCGCCTTCCTCTGCGACCGGGACACGGCTTGCCTGATCGCCGGGGAGAAGTTCGATGAAGAGAACTATCGCCGGAACACACAGGCCCTCGGCGCGGTGCTGATCAAGCTCGGCATGGCGGCGAAAAGCCGGGATGTGACCAAGGGCGGATCGAAGGGCGGCGACGCTTTCGCCGACGCGATCAACGCGACTTATAGCGTCGCTAGATAAAAGAAGAGCCGCCACGTTTCCGTGACGGCCCCTCTATTCAGAACAACCGGGCGAAAGCGCCGATCAACGAAGCCACCGGATGAAAGTTACATCCGAACGCCACGCGGAACATCGCTCCACTCGGCTGGCTGGCTTCGATAGCGAAAAACAGGATCAATCCTGCCTCCTCTACCTTGCACCCGGTCCCTTACGGTAGCCGACTAGGCGCATTAGGCCAGCGTAGTGACGGTTTTATCCTCGGAGAAAGCCTCAGGGGGTGACCGTAAACACGCTTCGGCTATATCGTTGGCCGATTTCCCAGCCGTACAAAGAGGATGGGAAGCGTCACCTAGGCGCGCAAGGGCCGCCCTGAAAGATTTTAACTATGCTGTCACGATGC